TAATCGCTCTTTGGACTTTCTTCTATTCATCGCATTACTTAAATATCTTTGAAAAAAAGTAATCTTAATTTTACAAAAAAAAAGGAGCCCTCAAAGAGGGCTCCTCGAACTAAACATCTGAACCGTTTGGTTAGATTACGTTCATATCAAGACATGTAACAGTACCATAGAAGTCACTTCGGACCATCTTCTTACCGTAGCGAGTCATGACACCCTTTCTCGGGGTGAAGTCCTCAGGAGCAAAGATCGTCGGGGTGACAATCAGCGGCACGTACGGAGCATAAACGTAGCCAGTCTCAAGATAGCTTCCGCCCTTGTAGCCGACGAGGACCTTGTTCCGTGGGAAGTAAGGATCCTTGTAGACCGTGAAGCGATTACTCAGAGTACCGACCTTGTCAGCGCCGAGAACCATGCCGCTCACCTGTCCGTCTCCGTCCAGGCTGTAGCTTGGCTTGTACATCACAGAAGCCTCGAGGATTGTGGCAACATCGGGTCCTACAACCACGAAGTTAGCTGAACCGCGAAGTGTGAGTCTGTGAATCTGGTTGGCAACATCGATGACTGTCTCAGTCAATGTCTCGTACCACTCACGGACCGTACCTCTGAAGCTTGGTCCCGGTGCAGTTCCTGAAGATGCCAGAACCTCAGCGCCGGTCTCCTTGTTAACAAACTTGCCTGGAGCGCGTGACCAGTAGTAGTTGGCCGCACCTGCCTGTGTGAGAAGATCGTTAAGAATCTCACGATCGATCTCAAGGGCAATTTGCTCTGACAGAATCTGAGTTAACTCCACCTCAGCGTCGAGGCTGTGGTATGCGTTAAGATCCTGCGCGAGTTCTGGTGACCAACGAGCTCTCAGCTTGCGGGTGTTAGCCACAACTGGGATTGACTCGACCTTGATGTCGATCTCAGGAATCACTGGGCTCGGATCAGTGGCAAAGTCAGACTCAAAGGCTGGGATCACTGTTGAAGATCCATTGTCATTTGATTGCTGTGCCTCGATCGGATACGACATTGTATTGCTGGCAATGACCGAACGTTCTGAAGCGCCTGATACGATGAGCTTGACAACAGCATTGGAGTCGTCGATCTGGACAAACGGATTTGATGTGAACGTTGTTCCATCCCAAGTACCCAGTTCATTCAGTCGTCGGACGTTACTGGCCAGGCCTTCCTGAATCGAAGAGTCGACCGCATGACAGCCGTTGGTGCCGCCGATGCCGTTGTTTCTGGACCCATCCAGGGACCACTCCTTAACGAGCGATAGATCAGCCTCTGTGAAACCGCTAGAATTCAGCGTAATGAACGCGACGTGATACGTGGCTGTACCCTCAGCAGCGCCATTGGCCTCAATCAGGGATGTGAGCTGCGGATCAAAGTTGATCAGCTTACCATCCGTTCCTGTTGCATGTAGCCAGGCATCAGTCGTGACGCCGGTCTGGAGTGCGCTGGTTCCTCCGAAAGAACCTGAAGCTGCGACTGTGAGCGCGCCACCCACCTCGTGCTTACGCGAGAATCCCGCACCAGCCAGATCATACATGCCACCGACACCCAGCGAACCGGATTGAACACCCTTACCAGTTGGGTTGTTGTAAATTGAAGAGCCTGTTCCGTACGTATCATGCGATGACGGATGACCAGTTCCTCTCGTGTAATCAAGGTAGAAGAGAAGCCCTGAAGGCAGACTCATCGGCTGAATGCTCACTAGATCGTTAGCAATCAGGCCCCCGAAAACTCGTCGAACGATTGGGAAAGCAATATTCGTGAATCCCTTGAGATCGCCGGAAGAAGTTGTGGCTCCGCCGCCCGTTGAAAGCGATGAAGACTCTCTAAGAACTTGAGAAGCCTGGTTCTCAAGAAGACGGGACATATTCTCTCTAGTAATACCATCCAGTCCGCGAAGCAAGCCTGTGCGGCTCCACTTCTCAATGAGCTGACGATTTTGGGATCCCAAGTGTCTCTTTCGGATACCCTCAGTCAACTGTTCTAATGAAAATGATTTAGACATGTTATATCTCCTATTGATAATGGTCTAATGGTTAGTCTTGCCGGGAATACCGGCGAGGACTGCCCATCGATCCACCTCAACACCACTCTTGGTGGCCGAAGCCGACCGGGTTGATCTGGAAGACGATCCGAGCGTCCGTAATGATCCCTCAGTTAATTTCTTAGAAGACTTGCGGTTGAGGGAACCCGTCAAGCTCTTAAATAGAAGCTTAGCTTCGCGAAGGGTCTTGGCATTATCTAGGGCCTCGACAATTGCCTTCTGCTGCTTCATAGTAAGGTTCTTATTCTGCATCAACTTGTTGGCGTAAAGAAGTTTCGCGTTGAAGAGATTCATCTCAACAAGTTGTGACTTCAAGCCATGAACTGCACGTCGATACCGAGCATTCTCTTTCTTAGTCTCAGAAAGCTTTCTGGCAGACATCGATGATCTCTGCTGGCTTCTTCGTCTAGATCTAGAATTTCTTGCTCGGCGTCGTCGACTTTCGGCGGCGACCATCGGCGGTGTTGAAGGAATATCAGTATCGCCGATCTCATCTGCAAGTGCATTGATGAGATCGTCTTCGTTGACGTCAAGAATCACATCGCCGACCTCTTCGCCATCGTGGGCAAGATAAGGATCTGAATCTACTGCATCCTCAGTCATCATGCGCTTGAGCTCCCGACGGAGCATCGACTCATCAATCTCGTATATTTCATCCATTTCAGGAAGCGGCTCTTCTTCACCCAAGGGATCTTCAAGACCAAGATCTTCATCGCCTTCTTCTCCGCCCAGGTCTTCTTCACCTTCAAGCGGCTCAGCGGCGGCCATGGTTACTTCTAAATCTCCCAAGATGGTATCAAGAGTACTTTCGACAGACTCTACATCTTCGGCAGTAGCTAGATCTTCCTGCTCCTCATCTGTTAATTCAAGAGAAAGCTCCGCTTCTTCGAGCCCCTCCAGGGTTTTCTTCTCATCTTCGGCCTCGAAGAGGAAATCGAAGATATTACGACGATTCGACTTTGACATGTTTTTCATCTCCTTAATGGTTTTTGCCAGTCTACGCTCAAGCTTCTCTTGAGTCTTTCCTGTTGCACCTTCAGTAATTATAACCTCAGAACGCAATTTAAATGCTTCTCTTACACAATGTAAAAAACTTAAGTTCAATCTCTTTCTCTGAAAAGCATTTAGATCATCAGTATTTATACTGTTAATGACACCCGAAAGCTTCTTAACTCTTTCTTCCAGGTTAATCATTTTTCTCTCCAGGACCTTGTGCCCAGCAAAGCTATGCTTCCCTTTAATTAATTTTCTCAATGCCTCTGACATCTGGTCGTTTAAAACCAAATCATCTTCCGGAGAGTCGACCTCTTCAGAATTTCCCAGATTAATATTGACATCTCCCTCAGCTTCGATTTCTAAATGTGTTGTTGGAGAAGGGTCATCTTCTTCTTGCACATCTAGCTCGACGTCTAGATCAGGAAGATCTACATAGTCATCTTGAGGCATCATCTCATCGTCCAATCCTTCCGGGCCTTCGCCTAAAATTCTCTTATTGACAAGATAGCGAATTTGAGGCATGACAGCATCAATAACGCTATTTTTAGCAGTCTCTTCAGCTAACTCTTTTAGTTTTTGTGCGTCAGCAACTGCTTCTTCATAAAGGGTTTTATTCATATTAACACCTTGATCTATGGATTAAATATGCCGCTTCTGGGCGAAAATATTCCTTTTCTCTTCGCTTGTTTTGAAGAAAGATCATTAAGACTCATAATGGGCTCATCTTCTTCCTCTTCATTAGGTATGTCTTCTATGTCTATTTTATACTTTGGAGGTACAGAAGAATACCCCTTTTTTGTTCCTGTTCGTCTATAGGATCCAACGCCGGCCGGAAAAGATGCTCCGGCTCCTCGGCCGGCGGAGGTCGTTGCCTTACCTTTGTGAAGACTTGGAACAGGCGACATAGAATCTCCCATGGCGTGAATTTCTTTTAAAACATCGTCAGGACGCTCAAAACAATCAGACAATTTTGTGTTTCCTCCCACAAAATAAAACTTGTCTGTCCCTTTGCTGGCGAAAGGATCTGTCTTGAAAATTAGCGGCGTCTTAGATTTTATGGCTGCCTCTGTATCATCATCGTCGTACTCATCCAGGTCAGGAAGCTCGATGTATGGATACAGGGATCCGGCAGATCGAGACTTATGAAATTTTGCTTTTGTCCTTCCGTATCCTAAATCAGTTCTTCCATCTTGTGGTACATGTGCAAACATTTACTTACGCGTCGCCCAAAGATTCACCTAGAATTCCAGACTCAGAAGGCGTGCCCCCGTGAATTCCACCTGCACTAATTTTTGCTGAAGTATCTTGGGAGTTCTTGCTCGATCCTGCTCCATTGGGAACTTGTGAGGAAGGCTCTGTTGTAGGATTGCCCGGGGCCTCCATCGTCGGTTTTTGGGTAATATCTAGAGTTGTAACAGTCGGTCCAAGCATTGTCAATGAAATTGTATTATCGAGATACATCCATGTCGGCGCGCCGTCTGGCGGTTGATAAGATAACTGTGTTCCCTCATTCGTTCCGTAGTCTAGATCAACATTGGAAAAATCTGATCCCGGATAACTCTTAATTCCCGACATGACCTTTGTCTCATAAAAATTCTTAAGACCTTCTCTTGTGACTTTCATTTGGACACTCATTCCGACGTCAGTCTGGTACGTACCGATCTTTGCATCTCCATGATGGGCTGACTGTGGAAATGCCTTTGCAAGCGTCTTCTTGGACGCGTCACCGAATCCCCCTTTGGCCCCTTCTTCGGCTGTCCTGTCATCGAACATATTTTGTTGCACAGTAGGCATTTTTAGTAACCCCCTGATGTGGCATCACCGAGACCACCCGGAGGCAAACTAGTCTCCTCTGCTATCTTGGTAGATGTCTCACTTGGGCTTCGTGAACCATCAGCAGTATGATACGGATCTAACACGACAGTGCTGCCAGGCATTGAGGCATCGATCACGATTCTCTCTGCTATAGAACCTATGGGATGTATATTGACATTGGGGCCTAATCCCGATGCTACAATTGTCGAACCCGCTTCTCCAGGAGCAGACTCACCCTCTGGAGTTACATCTCCTAATACTGGTGGCCTCTCCAGATCGAAGTCATCTATATTATAAGATAAAGAAACACCCGAGCTCCATGGGCTTATTGACTTCGGGCCGCTTTTTACGTACAGCTCATAAGCTTCTCGAATATTCGCTCTCTCTAAGCTTGCTATCGTTTTTGTGTTGTCAGCCACACCTGTCGGAATATCCCACGAAGACTCGTCGGGCTTAACGATAGAGTCTGGATGATCACCATAAGCGGACTTTAGCTTTGCAGTATCGCTATGGCCCTTGCCACCATTGGTTGTGGGCACTGTGTCCATCATTGTCAGCTGTCTTATACTTGGCATCTATCAGTCCCCCTATTCAACCGGGCTCTGTCCGGTGTGGTTTTTGGATATCCCCCCCTCAGTAGCTCGACTGTCTCCCTTCGGCATTGACAGCGGAACAGCAAAAAGGGGAGAGCCCATTACGAGAGACGAATCATCTGGACTGATTACGAAGGAATTGAGCCCTGAGTTTGGTTTTACATCTGCCATGGGCCTATCCAGTATGCTGTCAATTGGGTGCACGTTAATATTGGGGCCGCGGCCAGATGCTGCAATCGTTGATCCCTCCGAGCCCTGGGCTGCCTCAACGTCACCGTTGGCGCCGACCTCTGGATTGGTTAAATCAGTAAGCTTCGGAGGTGATGGACTGTCATCATTGGTGGTACCATAACTCATGTCTATACTTTTGTCAAACTGCTGAGGAGACTTAGACATTCCCTTCATACATGCATTATAATAGAGCGTTCGATACTGGATCGGTGTGGCTTCTGCTACTAACTCACCGTCGATGTTCAGCGATGGCGGTGTGCTGGTGTACTGCGGACCGCCCGGATAGCACGTGGAAAGTCTTGCAGAATCTGAAGTTGACAGACTGGTCTGAGCACCTTCGACAGCTTCTCCAAGAGAACCGTTAGTGATTTTTACCTGGAACATGCCTTGATTAGCTGCCATTATTCATCACCAGATACTTCAACAGAGCTCTCACCTGGAACGTGTGTTCCGTGAATTGACGTCGTCATGACTATCTTTTCAGATGTCACACTTGGACTTTTAGATCCATTACCACTGAAAGGCGGGGCGCCAGTCGGAGACGCGTCCACCATCACCTGCTCGCCCTGATCAAAACCTGTCACATTAACGTTGGGCCCCAGACCCGAGGGTGCAATTGTTGACCCTTTCTCGCCTGGTAGAGGCTCTCCTTCGGGAGCTGTTAGACCTAAAGTGGGCGAGCCTCCGTAAGTCATTCCAAGGGTACTTGGAAAGCCTGACATGCCGTGAGAAGTCACGTCTTTCATCATGCTCCTGTAATAACTTCTATAGCCCGGTCTTGACAATATTGCACTGGTCCCATCAATTATTGTTTCCGCCGGAGCGCTATTGAAGTTAAACTGTGGTCCGTTCGGATTATTGGTATCTTCGGAGGGTCCGCTGTAATAGGCACTTTTAAGTCTAGCAGAGTCAGACGTCGATAAACCTCCCACTGGGCCCAAAGCTCCATCAGTTATCTTAATATTATCCAGCATTCCCTGATTCTCAGTTGGCATCGATTTATCTCCTAGGTCGAAGCCGGGCTATCGCCCTTAATTCCGCCGCCATGGGTATCACCGTTAGAAATAAGAGTTGAAGTGTCATCGGGCGAAGCTGAGCCGTTTCCCGAAAATGGAGGGCTGGAAGCAGGAGAAGCATCGACAACTGCTCCACCCTTCGTGCTAACATTCGGCCCTAAGCCTGATGCGACAACGGATGTACCTGCAGTTCCTGCTGATGCGAGAGTACCCTCAGCGCCCTCGGGAACATTGAGAGGGGATTCCGAATCTCCTATAGTTGGAGGTGAGTTTAAATAATAGTCCCTGCTGATTGGGTGTGATGAAAAGCCTTCGCCGGCAAGAGAGTTATCACCTCCTAGGACTGACATTTTATAAAAATTGCTATACCCCGCATCAGATAAAAGGACAGGCTTCGACGTCGACCATGCACCTACAGTGAGTTGCTGGGTTACCTTCGAGACGGGAGCCGCATTACCTGTATATTGCGGACCATTAGGAAATGCTACTTTTAATCTAGCAGAATCTGATGTCGAGAGAGATGTCTCACTATCAGACGAGGAAGGGCCACCCTTTGAGGCCCCCGTTACCTTCACTTTAAAAATTGTGTAGGACATCTAATCCCCTTTTTACTTGGAGTTCTTACCTAACCCGTAATCACCAAGTGTATGTGCTGAGGTCTTTTCTGAAGAGTTCTTCGGTGATAGCTGTGATCCAACCCCAGCAAACGGTGTGGCAGAAGGAGATGTGCCGAAGTCGTCAGGAGCTTTGGGCTGTGAGGATGGGTCAACTGAACCTTCTCCTGGAGAGGACGGATTTGGAACATGGGCGCTGGCGGGAAGACCGCCTCCGCCTGTCTCCACATCCTCATAATCAGGAGCATCAACATAGTCTTTGTTAAGCTCTCCGAATGTGTGGCCGCCATCATTTGTGATGCCGTCCAAGACTTCAGCTTGAAACTGTTCTCGAATGGAGTCAGAGGTCAGTTCACCCTTGTGCATCGGGCTGGTTGCGAACATTGTCTTAAGATCATTGGTGGCGGCGCGCCCCATGTCTCTTGTCGTAATTGCTGATCCTACGGATCCTTGCTTGTGTGTAGGCATGTGTGTCTCCTGATTGGTTTGTTAGTTATTTTGCAAAAATTAGATGCTTCTAGTTACCCTCTTTCTAAGCATGTTTCTTGCTCCACGAAGTTTCTTTAACCTTCTTACTAGTCTAGTTTCGTGAATTTTTAGGGCCTTGAGATAATCAATATCCTTCTCTAGGGCCCCGGCCTGTTCGTCAGCGTCTGTCTCTTCAGCGCTAACCTTCTCGATATCTTCAATACCTGCAACAATGGGATCAGAGGATTCCTTCTGAATTTTTCGGGCCTCTTGCTTGATCATTCTTTTTAGTGTGCTGGGTGTTAACTTACGAACTCTTCTCGACATTTTGTATCTCCTTGTGTCAACTAAGTGCCTCTTTAATTATTTATCTAGTAGCTCAAGTTATTTTCTTATCAGAAAACGCTAATTCTGTCCAAACTTGTGACGATTCGCTAAAAATATTGTCTATATTAATTCCCGGACCCGATGGCCCGGAGCCACCCTCGTGACTTAATTGTTCTTGCAGCGTAGTTCTTGCAGTATCAGCAAGAATATCTTGCATGACTGAATTGCTTGTTAAGGACGTCACGGTATTTTCAATATTGCTGTCTAAGTGTCTTCTATGTTCCTCTAGTCGGCGATTTTCCGAGCCTATCGAAGCCTTCTTTCTCTCTCGTCGCGACGTTGTATTTTCCCGAAGTTGTGTGACACCTGGATCTCCCATACCTTCAGATAAAATTTCAACTAGGCATTCTTTTACAATTCCCTTCAATTTACTTCTTGTCATTTTCATTCTTAACCTACACCTTCAAACCCTTCCGAGCCTGTCAAATTAAGAAATCTATTCTCAGGAATGTTAGTGTAGCCTGCAACAACTGAGCATGTAGATGCGTTGTCGTGGCCGGCGACCCAAATCGAAATACACTTGACTTCTAGACGTGCTGAAGCGGCCCCTGCAGGAACTACAAAATAATTATCTGTTCCGTTTAGTGTACTGTTACCTTCAACTCCGTTCTCGGTAAACCCTACACGAACGCCTTTGGAGGCATGATTATTAAAAACCTGGACCCATCTAGTAACATATGGAAATTTTATTTGTTGAGCTGTATTGCTTGCAACAGAAATCGACCCAGTACAAAATGGAAGCGAAGAGCCCATGTACTCGTCTGCGTGGTTGTGATTACTTGATACCCAATGTGCCATTATTCTTCTCCCCAATCGATGATATCATTTACTATTCTATCAATCCGGTCAGACTTTGTGAAATGCTTATTGAGCTCTTCTCTAGAAAAGTCTTTTCCTTCTCTTAGCATAAAAGCATTTGGGGTTGACGGCTCTGATACGAAGTCCCAACAAATTAGTTGGAAATCATCCTGAACAACGTCAGTATCTCCGTCACTTCTAGTTGACCCCACGCCGCGGCTAGAAATTCCCAAAGTGACACCTGACTCTACTAAACTCTGGAGTATCTTGCCACTGGGCGTATCAAGTAATTCTACTGTCCCGTAACAAATATCGTCATCCATATATGCCTCTCTAATAATATGAGACGCATTTTTAAGCTCCACGACAGAAGAGTCTGGATGATCGCACTCACCTAGCGCTCTATTTTCCTTAATAAATTTTTGATAATTTCTCACTTCACGATCGAGGATCTCCAGTGGGTATATCCTTCCGTTCTGATTGAGTGTATCTGCTTTTTGCAAAATCCCCTTCATTACAATTTTTCCGCCACTTTGTTCTCTAGCCTCTTTTATCATCTCTGGAGAATAGTCAAAAGCCAACCACTCTGTTAAAAGTTTTCTATTAGACATCTTTTTCACCTAATTCTTGAATGAGATTTGAAAGTTGGAGCGCCTTTGAAACAGCATCATCTGATGATCCCGGTACATAGTCGTCAATTCTTTCTTCTAAGAATTCTTGTTTAGACTTGAGCACGTCATTCTCGCACTTGTCATAAAAATCCTTCACGACTTTCATTGCTTCTAACTTAAGCAACCTTGTTTTTGCCTCGACTGTGTCGTCATCACCCTTAAGCTTTGCTTGGAGAAGATTTGCTTGATGTTCATTTAAATTCTTGCCATATTTTTTATTGAATTTTTCTATCATAATGTTCAATACCAACGGATTGGCATTCTCTTTTTTATCCAAAGAAGAAAATTCAGCGTCACGTGTAAGATATCGTTCTAAAAATAATTCATATTTTACGACTTCTTCAGGTCTTAAAAAATTCTTTCCTCTCCACTCGTTTAGAAGCGCCTGAATTGTTGAAAATATCTTATAATTTTCAATTCTTTGATTGTAAAAATCATCTCTGTCAATTCTATGATTGATTTCTTTTATAAGCCTAGACTTTTCTCTATTGAGCTTAACAGGATCATGATTAGCGCAGGCGCGCCTACTTTCTTCTATAATTCTTCGAGCAATTTCTTTGTCTCTTACACGTGGGTGTGCAAGTGCGCTAAAAAGTCTAAATTCCTTTAATAGCTCTGAATCTTTGTTGAAAAATTCAACTAATATTTTTATTACTTGCTCTGACTTGTCGGTCTTGCCCTCTACAGTCATCTCACTTGCATGTCGGACTAATTGCTCATGCAAAAGACCGACGTTACGTTTTTTATTGTGTTTCGCCATTAGGGTCCTCTTCTTTCTCGGCATTCTCTGATAAAATTTCGCGCCTATCTATACCTATCTTGTTCGTCATGTGTCCTAACGTCTTTACTAAATCATAAGTCAATCTTGGCGGGGACGGAGATGACATTGCTTCTGAAAACGGATCTGCTATGAAATCATCATCGTAGGGCTTATTTAACGAGTCTTGTTTTCTTCCGGCGTGGCCTGTACTTGTCATCTTTAAGAAATCGGGCATATGTGTAGCCTCAGGCCCAGATGTTACTCTTCTACGCTTGTTTATGGCTGATCCAAACACATTGTTTATCTGTTTTTCGGCCTTTATTGGAGCATCGAGGTCTTCTATAGACAACGTTATGATTTCATCGTCGTCGTCCTCTTTAATTTCATCTTCTTCTTCTGCAGGTTGTGCAACTAATAAGCCACCCTCCTTACTATCTGCAGCGAAGAGACTCTCTTCTTCGCCGGCATCTTCTTCACCTCCGCCCATTTCTTCATCTCCGCCGCCTTCGGCGGCTTCTTCTCCTGGAGGTTGTTGTGCTTCAACAGTCAAATCTTCAAGCTTGTCATCTATTCTACCCTGCTTGACTAACTCTATCTCGTCGTCTGTAAGACCAAGAACATTTTTTTGTATCCACGCTCTATTAACTGATCCTTCGGGAGCCGTTCCTGCTATCTCAAATCTTGCCCTAATTAATTCTAATTTTTGTTGCTGGGCAACCGATGATGGGTTGGAAAGCCTCAGGCTAAAGTCTGCTAAATCTTCTCCATCGTACCCGTGACAATATAGATGGACCATTGCCAGCTTATTCAGCTCAGAAATAATTGTTTTCTGTATTCTTTGAATTGTTCTACTGAATCTGATATCTTCTTGGGCAAGAGTTGCTTTTGCCCCGATCTCTTCATCATATCCCAAATAAGCTTTTGGTACCTTGAGTGCAGCAAAAAGCTTTTTTTGAATGTACTGAACATCTTCGACGGCAGCTGTGTTGGCTCCGCCGGCAAGTGTCTCAATTCTCGTCCCAGATTCTCCTCCTCTCACCGGGAGGAAGTAATCCTCATCTACTGAGAGTGGGTTGTATCGTAAATCTACTTTGCCGTTATCTTTATCGACGACCTGATTTCTCTTAAGGCTGGTTTGTGCCTGCTCTATGTAATTTGTGACGTCTTCTGGTGGGACGTTTCCTACATCGATATAAAATACTCGACGTTCGGGAGCTCGGATGACCCTATACACTAGCATCGCATCTTCTATCAGGATCAATTGTCTCCAAATTCTTCTTGCAGATTCCAAAACCGATGAACCATACGGTAAAAACGTGTCATTTCCCAGCAATCTAAAATGAGAAACCTGCCAATTTTCTAAAACTTGATTTCCTTGCGTCACCCATCGAAATCTTACAGCCATGGGATCGTCTGGATCGAACCCTTCTTCTCGCTCCATTTCACTTATTGAAATAGGGTATGTGTTTATTACACCGTAATTAGGGTGAATGTCATTAAATAAAAAGAAGTCTCCATACTTGCAAAGATTTCTTGTCCACATTACAAGATTAAATTCTACATTTAGTGTCTCATAAAAAAGAGCCTCTAGTAACTCCTGGATCTTTCTATTTTCAGAATAAATGTGTAAAACATTGCCTTGCTCATCTGACGCGACTGTTTCTTCGGCATAAATGTCTAGTGCTGAAGCTATCTCGGGAGTGCCTTCCATCTCAGAAAAATCTGAGTATCTCGACATTCTATCGAACGATCCGTACGCGCTTAATGTGCTATTGTAGACGTCGCTATGTGCTCTTTTAAATACCTCAAGCGCAGTGGATGCCCTTGTAGAAGTAACATTTCTGATACTTCTCTTGATGATCGGCCCTGATCTAAAGAGTCGAGTCAGTCGTGTAAATAAACTAGCTTGGTTGTTTGCCATCTATGTTTCCTCGCATCACATAACTATTTTAATCAGTAAAATTGATTCCTAAACTACAAAAGCCAACTCAAGTCGTCGTCATCTTCTGTTGCTTTCGATGACACGTCGCCCTTGTCATAAGGCCGGTATGGGTCTGACCATCCGAATTTTCCCCAGGGAGATTTGGGTTTGTTAAATTGACGTTTATTGACACCAAATCCATCAAGCATTGCCTTGTTCAAATCTACTGTCTGTTTGTTCATCTTAGGATCAGAGTCAAAAAGCCAAGTCGCAATTGCTGATGCCATCACGAGATCATCATTCTTTCCTTTTTGAGCTTGAGCCTTTTGACCCTTCCAGACGAATGTCTTAAGTTCGTCTAAGAGCCTGGAAGAATAGAAGGTTACTGAATTATTTCTAAGGACTTGCTCAAATTTTGTTAATATCTGGCCTCTCGTCTGTGCAGTTGTTGTGAATCCTATTTTAGAAATATTTGTATTCCCGTACATCGAATTGAATTTGTCTTTTTCATTCTTAAAATACAAATTACTATACCCTAGCTCAACAAGCTTCATCACGACTGCATACCCATATGTGTTATTCTCAGGGCATATTAATGCATTTTCATATCGTTTTCCGGCTTCGACCAAAAGAATCGCAAATTGGTCCGGAGGAAGCTTACCTTTATACTCAGCGACTTGCTCTGAATTTACGATATCTAGAACTTGAAATGCGGAATAGTCAGCAGCGTCTCCTCTGGAAACATCGGCTGCGATGACATATTTGTGTTCAGAAAGAGAATACTTCCAGACCCAGACTCCCATGTCAGGGCCCCATCTTTCAAGTGGAGTCTTAATTCTCAGGGCCATGTTTTCCAAATCGGGCGCGCCCAGAAATGTGTCTCCGGAAGCAGCAAAATCACACATAAGCTCTTGAGCTATCTGTTTCTTGCTCATATTTTTAGTTTCAGTCTCGAACCACTCATCATCCCTTTCTGGGTGTACGTCCCATAAGAGCTTTATGAAGTTGAACTCATTTTTACTTTCCTGCGCGTTTACACATAATTCATGGTACTTATCTCCGACGCCGTTAGGAGTAGATAAAACGATAGTTCGACCGCCAGTCGATAAGGTCGAATAGAGACCCATCCAGAGCTCGTCAAAATTTCTAATAAATGCTGCCTCATCAATTATCAGAAGAGAGAGTGCCTCTGATCTTCCCGCGTCATCAGAGGTTGGAATTGCCTTAATTTGAGAGCCATTACCAAACTCCACGCCCTGCTTATTCGACCCGATCACCTCAGTCAATGACATCCACGGGGGAAGACTTCTTATAGCAGTCTTTACCTTCTTGATAAAATTTTGTGCTACTGCTAACTTTGTGGCAATGACAAGAATATTTTTGTCTTTATAAAAATACGCCAGCCAGACAGCATAACAAGCTGAAAGTGTTGATATTCCCAGCTGCCGTGATTTTAAAATGATGTTAAATCTATGGTCTACAAAATCAGAAAGACACTCGTCCTGAAAGTCGTATGTACTAAATTTAATAAGGCCCCTGGTCGGATGCTGGATCTTTACATACTTTTTTATAAAATACGAGGGGTCTTTACCACACTTTATTAATTCTTTGACCTGTCTACTTTTACTAGAAGCACTCATTAAACGCTAAAGTCTAGCGTCTGACTATACCTGTAGTACGCCACCTTTCTGAGTGAGTTTGACGTAGATTGAATTAACTCGATGTTGTCTTGCTCTCCTGCGTCGTCATACTTCAAAGACTCTTCGGCTACGTCTTTATAATCTTTCTTAAGCCTGGCCACTTTTTCCTTTATGAGCTGTCTGGCCTGGTCTTTTGCCACTTCTACTTGCGGCCGGAGCGCATGCTCAGAAGCAAAGTGTACAATTGTAGAGTAGTTTAAAACCAATCTATTACCATGCATTGAGTGCTTCAATGAATATGTACCTGACTTTGAAACGGGGCTGTAGGTATCATCTAAAATTTTATGTATTATCTCTAGTGGTTGCATTTACTTAACCTCTTCTATAAGTATGTTCATTCTGTTGCGAGCGTCCTCTCGCGTTGGTCTTTGTCCATGTTCCCAAGCATCTTTCATACAATGCTTAAAGTTAATTAGACACTCTGTGCAAACTCCTTCTCTTTTTATGCTAATCAAATCTTCTTTATCTCTTGCGAGAAATTCACAACTTTCGCATGTAATTTTAACAGGAGGCGCCGTCAGTATAACTTCTAAATTATTTCTGGACAATTTGTGAATCTTTTCCATTTCTTCTTATATCCAAGATATTATCGACTGCATCCTTGACTGCGTCAACATGCGATATCACCAATATACATCGAAACCATTTTTTCATAGACTCCAAGAGTCGAGAACAAGCTTCAACATTTCCAGCGTCGAGGGCTCCAAAACCCTCATCGATCATTAGAATATCAGGCTTTGAAAGCTCAGAAACATTTGTCAAAGCAACTCTTATAGCCATGGCGGACATCATTTTTTCCATGCCGCTGCAACACTCTATAATTCGTTTAGAATCACCGTAGTTGATGTAAATATTCATGTCGTTTGAGCCCTCATCAGATTCTAACTCTATGGTAAATCCGGTGACACCCTGCAAAATGCTGGCAATTTCTAAATTGATCTCAGGTAGTCTGGATCTTATGATCTCAAGTGGGACTCCGTTTTTTGATGTTGCTTGCATGAAAAGTTCAAAAACTCGCCACTGTTCTAGCAAATCATCAAATTTTTCCTTCTCTTCAATCAATCTATTAATTTCAGACTGAAGAAGACCTACAGCCTCTCCTGACTTTTGACATTTTTCTTCATAGAGAGCTGATTCGTTCTTTAGATCTCTTAGTTTTAAACGAAGCGATCTTAGCTGCTCGGCGGCGTCAGATGATGTGACATTCATCTTCATTTCATGTAAGACTTCCTCGAGCGCACTTAGATCAGCGGACGTTTTTTCATAATGTGACTTTTCTTTAACTAGACTGATTTGTTCCTTGCTTTTTTCAACATTAAGCGCGCCAAGATTCTCAATTACACTATTGTATTTTTCTAATTTCTCTTCTAAATTTTTTGTCACCAAAGATCTTAGCGCTTTTTTAGTAGCATTTAAGTCCCCAGATATCTCCTCTATTTTGCTAGATCTCTTCTTCAAGTTTGTTTTAGCCTTATGGGCATTCAATATGAATTTACAGGATGGGAATTTGTCAGCGCAGGGAACCTCATCTAAAACAAAGACCTCTCTTTCGAGGATCTTAAGCTTTTGCTTTTCTTTATCAATTTTATGTTTGAGATCCGTTGTGATTCGCTCTAGATCTCTTTTTTCTCCTATAGAACGTTTTAGATCATCAAGGGGAAAATTATTTTTAAATTCTTGAATTTTTTCTGTCTTTGACGTAATTTCTCTCACATCATCTTCTAGACGAGCTATCTTGTTCTTTTGATCTTTGGTAAACTTAGAAATCTGTTCGACTCTTCTAGACTGTTCATCTACATCTTGAGTTGTTACTAGATCTCTATCTGGACTTGCAGCAATAGTAATTTCCAAGCTCTTGGCCCTGTCTCGTAAACTTTCAAGTGTCTTAAAAAGTTCATCGCGGGCTCGTATTTTAGTCTCCAGTTTATTTTTTGCATCAACAATAGCGACGTCGTAATCTCTTTCTGGCGCATTCCTTATGAGATGTTTTACACCAGCACACTCTTCTCGTGCTGCTTCAAATAATTTTTCAAACACATCAAGCTCTAAAAACTTAGACAATATCGACTTTCTAGATGATGCTTTCTGCTTTATGAAAGAATTCATCTCTCCCTGGGAGGCAAAAGCTGTGAGAAGAAAATCATCCGGCATGCCGATGATGTCTCTTATGACTTTTTCTGTCTCCCTTCGTTGATCACCACACAGATCTTTTACCACATCTCCATTTTGATCAATTTCAAGAAAGTTTAAGTGGGTAGATGCGCTCAGCTTTCCAGACCTTGATTCTTTCTTTATTGTTTGTCTTTCAATCTTGTAATTTTTTCCTCTTTTAGAAATTACGGCTGTGGCCTTGCAGTGACCCTTCCTGGAATTGATCACATGCAAATTAGAAATTGCTCCCCTGTCTGTCGTGTTAAAAAGTGTATACATTAAAGTCCCACAAATAGAAGACTTTCCTATTCTATTTTTCCCAAATATTCCCGTAATTCCATCTAGCGCGTTGAAGTCAATTATATTATTTTTTCCGTACCCAAATGTATTGTCAAACTCAAGATATTTGATGGACCACCTTCCGCCTGCAGTGGGGTCTTCCTTAAGGGTTGACTTCCAAAATTTTAAAACCATCTCGTTAAGTCTTCGGCGCATCCTGTCGCTTAAATTTGCCTTCGAATAGTAATTGTCAATAAGTTCTGACACAGCGGTCGGATCTTTGAGATTTAGTCGTTGAGTTCGTAAATGCTCTTCCAAGACAAGCGCATTTTTGTCTACGTCATGCTTCATGACAATTTCAGAGGCATTTTTAAATTCCTTCAAAGAAGAGTAGAGATGTTTGATCTCACCCTGGCTTATCGGAATCGTTGTCTTAATTCTAAACCTAGAAAAATCCGGATGTTCTTCAGCTGCATCTAAAGTAGAAGAAACATTTCCCTTCCACTCTACAGTAACATAAGGTCGGTCATGCTGAATGATTACATGCTTAGAATCATACTTGTCTTTGCTTTCTATCTCCCACAGCATAAATCCCTTTCCAGGGGACTCTCCAAAATTTTGCTGAATTGATGACCCACAATACGCGATCCTCTTCTCTTCGTCTATGTACTGATGCTTGTGGATGTCTCCCAAAAACACAAAATCGCATTTTTCAAAAAAAGATTCATCTACTTCACCCTCCATAGCCCAATCAATGTCAGTGAGGCTTCCCTTGACTGCCCCATGAAATAATCCGATATTAATTTTTGAATCATCAAAAGTTAAATCTTTCCATCCTGCTTCATCAAAGCAGCTATAGTTGCAAATTCTGACATTGTCGTCTATGCTGAATGTCTCTGTATTTTTTATCAAATGAAGATTTTCTAAATTTAGTGCTCTTATTATCGGGCTTATTGCATCTTCTCGGTCTTTGTTCATAATGAGGCCATCATGATTGCCCAATGACACATATGTAGGTGCTATTGAACACAGGCCTCTAAACCACCAACACAAGTTGTCAATAAGCTCCGGGGAAATTCCCTGGGTTTTTGAGTGAACAATATCACCTACAATGAATATTCCGTCGACATTTTCCAATTTCAATTTAGAAAACGCATCTCTAAAAGATCGCTTATACTCTTTATGACGTGTGAGGCCCCGCCAATGTACATCAGCGAAATGTGCAAATTTATAAGACATTAGAATAATGACCCGCTCTTAATCGTTCCAATCTTTTGACTAATTCTTAGAAACGGTGTATACTCAACACCTGCTTTCAAAACTTTAAGTACCTCCCTTGAAGTTAGGTCTCCCAAATCCCTTCCAAAAGGTGCCAGAGTCACATAAGTTTTGCAACCTGCAAACGACAACATAGCGGCCAGGTCATAAGACTTCTCAGGCATGTCAGGATCTAATGATATTATGACGTCTGATTGATTTTTAGCTAACTCATTATAGATCAGGGAGTGCTTTGGTGTTGATGATCCTAATATTGGGACTGTATTTTCTGGGCAATTTATTGCATCAAACACACCCTCAACAATATAAACTGTCTTATTCCAAGACATGTCTATTTCATTGAAAATAACTTCTGATTTTTTTGCGTTTGCATTTTTGTATTTAAATTTAGAATCATCTATTGCTCTTCCCACATAATAATTCAATTCTCCAGAAGCATCAAATGATGGTATTATGACATGACGTCTGTATTTTCCGGTGGCTGTTGCCAACATTCTCCATCTTGCCATTTTCTCTAAAGACACACCTCTTTCAATGAGATACTTTTTTACAGCCTTGATGTCAGGATCGGAAGACTTTTGATAGACAGGGACTACATTAGGCGGCAAATCAAGTGATTTTGATTCTTCTTCTTTGGCTTCTTGAGAATCAAAAATTTTTCCTTTAAAGTACTTGTCTACTTCTACAGAAGGAGCAAATTTTCTAATAAGATAAAGAACATTTTTTCCCTTAAGATCACAGACCCAACAATGATATCTTAAGTCATCAACTTTGATATGTAGTTTCTTCTTTTTATAATTCTTACATACCGGACATGATACTTGATAATTTTTTTTGTCACGTGTGTAATAGCCCTGGCCAAATGCCAGATCAAGAAGACGATTTAAATTATTGATTATCACAATAAAAAAATTGTATAAAAGAAAGTATCTTTGTTCAAGAAGATGTACTAATGTGTTTGGTGCCGTACAAAGACATCACCGAAGCATCAGCAATATCGTAACAAGACTTATCCTTTACGATTTGACCTTTTCGTGGGCCTGACTTCATTTTCTTAGTAGGCCAAATAATTTTTTTAAATTCAGGTTGTAATGTCACCCAGGTCATAACTTGATCTTTTACAGAGGCTTCAATTTTTCTATTTATTTTCAAACCCAAGAAAGATCTAGCATGAATGACATTTATTAATTTAATATCAGTTCTAAAAATGTCCTCAGCCAGATAACAAATAATCCCATTGAATCTCGATAGTGTAGACAAAGTTCTCGCCGAAGAAAGACCCCTTCTAAAAGATTGAAGTGCTTCTTCAACAAAAACTTTATCGATTTTATATCGCGTAGATAAGCTAATGAATGCTGACCTTATGACTTCTGCTTTATCATAGAGTGACTTTTCCTTTGACAGGTGTATACCATCAAATTCTATAACACAATCATTCTGGGGCAGCTCTGTGTTTATCAGAGAGTATCCTGTTACTGACGTTGATATATCTAGACCCAACACTAACAAACTAAAAATCCATTCTAAGCTTTATGACAACTTTATCATTTTCTCTTTTAACAAAAGGTTGAGCGAGATGAGCTCGACCTATTACATTTAAGTTGTCATCATGCAAATGTACACCTGACACGTAAACAAAGTCTTCAGCAGACTCATTCGAATGATTAGTGGGCCTCAAGGCCTTGTACTGGGGATTTGATGAAGAATTGTGTAGATTCTCTACCAAGGGAATAGACGCCTCCAAAACGTAGACTTTTCTTTCTCCCTCAAATGTTATTCTAAACTTTTCCTTTCCAAGAAATCCAAAGTGGGGTGTCTTGATAATGATTAATCCCTCTTCATACAGAACATTTCCAACAGAGGACCATTTTGCAGGATTTTTAGTTGAAATGTCATCCCTGTATAAATTACCAAATTTGTTATCCCTTATTTTAAATGTAAATGACTCTCCTGAGCCCGTGGGATTTAAATCTTCTATCAGCAGAGATCCGGGCCGAATCTGGTCCCCATAGAGCATATTTGATGAGTCAAAAAAAACTACTTCATTAGAACTTGGATCTCCGGTTCTCTGCAAGACTGTTAAAATATTGCCGGG